CAGTATAGATCTTTTTTTTATCTGCAATGGATGAAATAATAATGTCTACAGCCTCTGGAACAAAAATATTGATTGACTTTCCGTTTTGTACTGGAGGCTTGACATAAAATATTGAATTTATAACATCTCTTACCTCTTCGCTCATTTTAATTCCTAACTGCTTCATTTTTATAATGTTAAATTGTCTTTAATAAATTTTTTCTGATCTTCGTTAAGCTCATAAAAGTTCTCTACATCTCCCTGCCTGCTCGGATTAGCATTAAGCCAGTCTACCAGTTTATTGAGTTCTTCTTCTGTTGTCACTGCTTTTTTTGATTTTTTCTCGGGCACTTTAATCTCCTGCTTTTGTCTTAGCTCTTGTTTTGGTTTTTGAGATAACTTACCAGCACTTTCTGCATCATCATCTATATCTACCGAAAGACTGAGCAAAGCGGATAGGGCGTATCTTCGAGCATAAGTAATACCACCTCCAAGATCTTGCAAGGGATTGGTACCTCTATTTCCTGCCATCGGTAAAAAAGGCATTTGAGTTTTAATGTATTGCCCCGAAATGTGATATAAACTTGTCACCAAATATTCGCCTGCCAAAGCTTGAACTATTACCAATCCGTTTTTTGCGAGTATAGGTCGGATTGTATGCAGGATATTATCCAAAGTGACATACTTGTTTTTAAGGTGATCATTTTGGCGGTCTTTTTTTAATCCTGCCTCTTGAAATTCAATATGGAATGATGCTAAAGCTGGAATAATTTGATCAATTGATGTTGATTCTTCGTAATTCATAATGATTATATTTTGTGGTTATAAATAAAAGGAGCTGCAGGATATACAGCTCCCAAAGTATAAAAATTAAAATTCATTATTATAATAATGATGTTCTCGCTCTTTTTCTTGCTGGTGATAATAATGCAACTTCTGTTCGTCTGAGAGAGTATCTCCGTACTCGATACAATTATCATATAATAAATGTTGCTCATAAATCGAAAAAAGCTTATCCAGTTCAATTTCTAAATTTCTGCTATAAGTAACCATATCCCCTGCAATTATTTCTGCGTTACCAGTCAATAGCATAAACAGCTCAAGCATTCTCCCGAGATCTTTTAATGCTGCAGATAAAAGTTCATCCCAATTTCTTCGATGGATTAAGGCAATATATGCTTTTTTGTCAGCAATTTTTTGCTTCAATTCTTTTACTTGCTCGTACTGTTTTTTTAATAGCTTGTTCATAATGATTAAATTTTGTGGTTATAAATTGCAGGAGAGGATCTCTCTCCTGCTTTGATACTATTTTAAAATCTTGTTTTGTGCTGGATATTAATCTCATCAAAAGTACTATTGATTTCGTCGATCTCTTTTTGATAATAATCATATAACTCTTTGCTTATCTCTTTTTTCATCTCATACGCATAATGATTGCGGAGTAAATTCGCATAAGATGTTAACTTTATAAAAGTCTCTTCGGTTACCTTGTAATTTTTCATAATTTTAAATTTAGTGGTTATATAATTCTTTTCCCTTAATTGTTACACAAATTTATATAGAAAATCTGATATAAAAAAGCATTTTGTGATTTATTTTTAAAAAAATGTAAAAAAAATCCAGCAAACTAATTCGCTGGATTTTTTACATTAAATTTTGATTTTGCTTTGCAGATCTCGTATTATCTGGTCTTTTACTTCGATTTGTTGCTTCATCAAATCCTTGTGTTCTTTGTGTATCTCGTGAAAGTCGGTTAAGGTTTCTTTGTGTTCCTTCCTCAACAGCTCAGTTTCTACGCTAAAGTGTGTCATCTGCTCTTTGATCTGAGTCTTCATATTTTGCAACCAGTACCACAAAACAGCAACTACTCCAAACTTGCTTATAATTTCCAATATTGTGTTTTCTATTCCTACCTCGGCACCAGTGAAAAGGAATAAACCTGAAAGTGCTAAAACGTCAGGTATTAAAGTCTTGTCCATTTTGTTAGTTTTGTAATCAATAATCGGCAAGTGTTTTACCCACCAAAAGTCAATATTTTTATTGTTTGTTATTTGATTTAAAGGCAGTACCCAGTTACCATCAGCATCTTGTTCAGGCGTAAAAAACTTATTAGGAGCGTATTGCTTGCCCTCTAATGCTTCTTTTTCATCGTTGTCTAAGATTCCTACCTTTTTCATTATGCTACGATTGTAGCATTATACCCTAAATCAGTAAATACTTGCTGCATATAAAGCAAAGCAACCTCTAAAGACTGTGTTTCTGTTTCAAGAATCACGAAGTTGTAAGTCATATTTACAATATCGGTTGCAATTTCTTTGCCTAATAAAAACGCTTCGTAGTTTAAATAAGTCTTGTAGTTGATAGTCAGTGAACCATCAAGATGACAAATGAATGCAATACGAGAATAGACAGAACTTAGCTCAATGTCTGTTCCTTGAACGTTGATTGGTGTTGTGTTTTTTGAAAGTAGTAGTGCCATTTTAGTTTATCTTTTTATATTTTAGAATTGAACCTTTGAAAGTGCGAGCAGTTGTTCCTACACCTGCTCCATTTTGTGCGAATTGGTATTTAAAAGTAGCATTTGCGGAAGCAGTAAATGAGTAAATAATTTTAATGCTATGCAATAAATCAAGGTCTGCAAGTGCTGTTCCAATTCCTGATGTATTTGTTGCTGCTGCAGCTGATGATAAAATATTTGAAGCTTGTCCTATTGTACCTGCACTATTTGAAGTTAATATTCCACTTCCTTTCATTGTGCCTGAACTTACTGCAAAAGCATTTTTATAATCATTTGTTGTACTATTTGCAGAAATTACAGCATCTAATTCAATCATATACTGGCCACCTGCAACCACACTAAATTGTAGTTCTGTATCATCCTGCAATGTTGCACTATTCGTAACATCTTGATTTGTACTTTTTACAATGTAAGACCAAGCGCCAATTGTTTTATTTTTCCATAGCTGCGTACTGCTTTCATAGATAAGAGCATCATTATTAACAGCAGTTGCAATCGTCACATCTTGCAATTCATCTAACTTCAATACAGGTATTACAGTTAATGGCAGTGGCACTAAAGACCTTACAGGAATTGAGCCGCCAAATTGAAAATCGTAGGTAGGGTTAGAACCGCCTGCAACTCTACTACCGTAAAACTTTAAAACAATTCTATCTGTTGCTAAAAATATACCGTCATTCCATAGTGCGGTAGCTGAAAATTCAGCATAAACACCATTAAAAACAGGGGGAGTGCTTCCGCTCGTGGTGATTAAAGTTTCAGTGCCTGCTAAATCTCGTTTCCAAACTTCAAAGTAAAATTCAGCGTTTCCAGTTCCTGCTGTTCTTCTGATATTTCCTATCGTTGAGATATTTAAAACACCAGGATTTCCGACTATTACATTTGCAGGCGTAGCTAAAGCTGAAATAAATTGATTAGTAGTTGTTATAGCTCCTGTACTTACATTTACCGCTACTGCATCAAAGCTCGGATCTGTTATACTACTAACTAATTTAAAATAAGTAGGAATATCACTTGCCGCAGTTGTAGCATATAAAACTAAATTAGATGGTAAGTCGTTTAAAGAAATAAAATGGGAAACACCGTCATCGCCATCATTGATTAAATCGCTTGTTTTAGTTGGTATACTTGGTTGTAAAGTCCAAACCGCTGCGCCTGTTGAAGCATCAGAACAAACATAAACAGAACCATCGTCCAAAGTCCAACGGCTGCCAACAACATATCCTTTTGAATCATCTTCATTGATTGTTGGTGTGATGTTGAAATTGTATAATGACCACCTAATAGTTAAGCCATTACCATCCATCACATACAGCCTACCTGCTTCCCATTTTAACTCATAACCAACTGCACAAATTTGAGCAATACCTTTAGCTCCACCTAAGCCAGCGTCAATAGTTCCTTCCCTTAATATTGAACCATTAGCAAAAAATAAGCCTTGCAATGTATCAAAATCGATATCGTTTGCTCCCGATGTATTACCAATCGCTAAAACGCTCGCTAAGTCTTGAGATCCAGATCCTCCGCTTACGTCAAAAAAAAAATTATCGTTTAGGAAAACGATTAGATCTGCAGCTGTACCAGAAAACGCAACAGATCCTGCTGGCTCAATTACTGTTTCCAATCCATCAAGAAAAACGGATGCGCTTTGTCCTTGAGTTTGTTGTATAATAATTTCACTATTAGATTCAATCTTTAAAGTAGCGTATCTTGATAGCGTTTGCGGTATGCCGTTGCTTTCTAAAATAATGCCTCCATTTAGTTTTTTCGTTAATATTTGCATATTAGTAAAATATTATATTTGTTGATGAATTTTTACCTACCTCACAATTATGACAATGCTTTCCAGTTTTAATATGATAACCACAATTACAAGAATTACATTCATCATCACAAGGGCAATTTCTTGAATCAAATAATATGAAATTTGATCTGTTTTTACAAAGATAGTCCTCAAGTAAAGGCTTCAAATTGTCAATTTTTTGCATCATATTATCTTGCAGGAACCTTACCCCAGATACTCCAGAGTTTTGCGCAAATTCTGAGTCATTTTGATATATCCCCTTTGAACTTACTTGTACTGCTATAAATGGCAATACTTCATAATATACTGCGTAAGCAATATAACGCATTAAATATGATATCCAAAGATCTTCATAAGATGCAGGAGCTGGAGCAATAAATTTATTTACAATTGCACCTACTGCAGGATTATAATTACTTTCTAAAGGATTTTGTTTCAATACTAAATCATCATACAGATCTTTCCCAAGTATAGGAATGACAAACCTTTCCTCAGCACTAAGAACGTGCGGAGCAAGTACATTAACATCAAATCTTGCAGTAGTGGGAGCTGGTCTATATACCCCAGTATTTACTACCTCAGCTGGTTTAATTAGTGTCTGCATCGTTGCTATCTGTTGGTTCTATTGTTTCTTCAATTGGCTGCCATCCCATTTCAGAGCGCATTTCATTTATAGTCAATATTTTTTCAATTGGGATATCCCCTGCAAAACTTACTGGCATTGGTTTTGAAATATCCATAGCAATATTACTCCAATTATGCCCGAGAAATTTACCTGCATCTTGAATGATTGGATTAAGAAACTTTGATAAATACAATCGCTGCATAGGTCTTATTACTGTATTGTAAACGATATCAAACTCAGATCTGATTTGCTGATTACTACCGAGAGAACCTGCCGTGCGTAAGCCAGTCAAAGCAACTGACCATCTGTGAGCAGCAATAATATTTGTCTGCGCAAGGTTCTGCAGGTTCATAAATTCGCCCTCTGCGGCATTATTTAATATTTGAACATCTGATTTATAACTTGGATCTCGCAATGCCTGAATAAACATTTTAGAATTATTCC